GATTTTCGTTCTAATAGACATAGAGAGGCAACAACTGAGCCTTACAAACTATCAGACGAAGAACATAAAGTAGTATTACAAGCTGCACGTTCTGTTGGTGCTTACATGGTTGGTGTTGACCATGCAATCGTAGATAAACAATTATATGTATTAGAGTGTAATGGTTCCCCAGGAATAGGTTCAGAGTTTGCTCTATACAATACAGCAAAAAGAAAAGACACATATGTTGGTAAGACAACTAAAGATAATGTAGTCAAAGAATTATTTGATTATCTTGCTCAAGATGTTCATAGAAAATACTCATTTACTAAAGAGGCAGGATTTCAAGAAAGAATTTCTATTGATGGTTATGGACCTGTTAGAGCAAAACTAGATACAGGTAACGGAACCATTGCTTCAATGTTTCATGTTGACAAGATAGATGTATCAGGTAAAACTGTCAAGTGGGAGAAAGATGGTAAGAAGTTTACAAGTAAACTAGAAGGTGAATCTCAGGCAACTAGAATGGGCGATATAGATAAAAGACCTATTGTCTATGTAGATTTAACTTTCAATAACAAATTTTATACAGATGTACCTATCGGATTAACAATAAAAGGTTCAAGAAGTACATTCCTTGTTAATAGAGATTTGTTGACTAGATTTAAAGTCAATGTAAATCCAAATAGAAAGTTTGTTCTTTCTAAATGGATAGAGAGAAGTGATGGAGATGACACACGAGGAGTTAACATTAATCCATTTAAATAAACGATTTACTAGTCCGTACACCATTGACAAATAAGAATTTTTATAGTATAATACATTATTAACAAGTGAGGTAAATTATGGCAGATGTGAAACTGTTTCGTTTGACAACAGGCGAAGATATAATCGGAAAAATCAAAGAGGAACTATTTGATGAAAATGGTAAAGAAACACATGTTGTTTTAGAAAAACCCTATGTGATTATTCCACAACAAGAAGCACCAGGCAAACCAGTAACATTAGGATTTCATTCTTATATACCATATGGTGATTGTGATGAAGTTACATTTAAACAAGATAATGTAATTACTACTGTTGCACCAAACAAGGAACTATTAAATACTTATACACAAAATACAGGTGGTATAGTACAAGTTGAAAAGCAGTTGATTACTTAATGAATTTCTATAAAAATATTGTAGAATATAAAGGTAAGTTATTTGTTAGAGGAATATTAGAAGGACAAGAATTTCAAGAAAAGGTTGATTTCAGTCCAACATTTTTTACTCTAACAAATAAACAATCTAAACATAGAAATTTACAAGGTCAATATCTACAACCAACACAATTTGATAGTATCGCCAAGGCAAGAGAATTTAGAAAGACTTATGATAACTCTAATTCTCCTATCTATGGTATGGAAAGATTTGCTTATCAGTATATTGCAAATGAATATCCAGAAGAAATAGACTGGCAAAAAGATAAAATTAAAATCTTTACTATTGATATTGAAACAAGTTGCGAAGAAGGATTTCCTGATGTAGATAATCCTGTTGAAGAATTGTTATGTCTAACTGTTAAGAATCAAACTAACAAACAAATTATAACATGGGGTACAGGTGATTTTGTAACTGATAGAGAAGATGTNACTTATNTAAGATGTAANTCAGAAAAAGAATTAATAAAAGAATTTATGTCTTTCTGGATGAAAAACTATCCTGATATTATTACAGGCTGGAACTGTAAGTTTTTTGATATACCTTATTTACTAGGTAGAATATCTAGACTGACAGATGATAAGGTTATTCGTAAACTATCACCATGGGGATTAGTTGAAAAGAAAGAAGTTATTGTAAGAGGTAGACCTAAAACAGTTTTTAATATTATGGGTATTGCAATGTTAGATTACATTGACTTGTATCAAAAGTTTATACCAACAAGACAAGAAAGTTACAAACTAGATTATATCGGTAAAGTTGAGTTAGGTGTAGGTAAAGATGAAATGCCTTATGAAACTTTTAGAGAGTGGTACACTAAAGATTTTCAATCATTTGTAGATTATAATATTCAAGATGTAGAAATCGTTGATGGTTTAGAAGACAAACTAAAACTTATTGAATTAATATTGACAATGGCATATGAAGCCAAAGTAAACTATGATGATGTATTCTCACAAGTAAGAGTGTGGGATGTTTTAATTTATAATTATCTAAGAAAAGAACATATTGTTGTACCAGAAAAATCAGAACAAATAAAAGACACAAAGTATGAAGGTGCATATGTAAAAGAACCTATAACAGGTATGCATGATTGGATTGTATCGTTTGATATTAACTCACTTTATCCACATTTGATTATGCAATATAATATATCACCAGAAAAAATAGTAGGTATGAATCCAGAAGGCACATCTGTAAATAAATTATTATCTAGAAAATTAAATCTTGACCATNTAAAAGGACAAGATGTATGTATGGCACCNAATGGNGCAACATTTAAAAGAGATAATGCAGGTTTTTTACCTAGACTATTAGATAGTATGTATCAAGATAGAGTTGTCTACAAAAAGAAAATGATGGAGGCTAAAAAACTTCATCAAGAAACTGGTGATGACAAATATAAAAATGAGATTGCAAGATGTCATAACATTCAATGGGCAAAAAAGATTGCATTGAATAGTGCTTATGGTGCTATCGGTAATCAATACTTCAGATACTATGATGTTAGACAGGCAACAGCAATTACATCATCTGGTCAATTAGTAATTAGACATATTGAAACCGAAGTAAACAATTATATTAATAAGATTTTGCAAACTGAAAAGAAAGATTACATTGTGGCATCCGATACAGATTCTATCTATCTCAAATTAGATAGTCTAGTAGAAAAGGCATGTAAAGATAAAACACTAAATCAAAAAGTAAACTTCATTGATAAAGTTGCAAAACAAAAGATAGAACCATTTATAGAAAAATGTTTTAATGACTTAGCAGATTACACTAATGCATTTGAACAAAGAATGGTTATGAAACGAGAAGTTATTGCTGATAAGGCAATATGGACTGCTAAGAAAAGATATATGTTGCATGTATTAGATGATGAAGGTATCAGACTTACAAAACCTAAAATGAAAATTATGGGTATTGAGGCAGTTAAATCTTCAACACCAGAAGTTTGTCGTGGTAAAATTAAAGAAGCAATTGATATCATGATAACAAAAGACAATGATACACTAATTAAATTTGTTGCAAACTTTAGAGAAGAATTTAATCAGATGACACCTGAACAAATATCTTTTCCTAGAAGTTGTAACAATTTGAAAAAGTATAGAAGTTCAAAAGATATATTTATTAAAGGTACACCTATACATGTAAAAGGTGCATTGATATATAATATGAAAATAAAAGAACACAAGATAGACCATATCTATCCAGCGATACAAGAGGGTGATAAGATTAAGTTTATAAAACTAAAACAAAGAAACCCTTTTAAGAATGATGTTATAAGTTATATAACAAAACTACCAAAAGAGTTTGACTTAGATGAATACATTGATAGAGATATGCAGTTTGAAAAAACATTTATTGCTCCACTATCATTTATACTAGAGAGTATAGGTTGGGATATTGAAAAGAAAGCAAGTTTGGAGGCATTTTTCGGATGAGTGAATGGTTAAAAAAATATGCAAATGATGTAGGTTTACCTATTATGAATCAAGGTGAATTTGAACATCATACAGATAGAATAGGTAAAGAACAATTTAGATTAGACTTGGCAGAATATATTGCTAACAATAGACCTAAATTTCCTTTAAAAGAAATACAAGAAAAAGATGTCAGAAAACTATTTAATGAGTTAAAGAATGATGACATATGGAATATAATAAAACCTATAGAGAATGTAGATAAGACAGTATTTGAAAAGTATGAAGATTACAAATACCCATTTAAAGAACATGGTATGGGATTGATTGATGGTCCTAGTACATATAATTCAATTAGTAATTTCTTTCATCAACCACATAGATTAAATTGTGGTAGTTATGGTTTCAAGGCACCCATAGAAGTATGGACAGAAGGTACATCAAAAGATATTTGGAAATGTTTAGGTCCTATTTGGCGTGGTATTAATAATATGAAAAAAGTTGATATTGATGGCGAAGAAAAACTTAGAGGTGGTTCTTTAACTAATGGAAGTTATATGAGTGCATTTAGATTAGGTACTTATATTGCAACACAATTTAAACCTAATGTTGCAAAGGCAATATATCACATGACAAATGCTAAAAAAGTTTTAGATACAAGTTGTGGTTGGGGTGATAGACTTGCAGGTTTTTATACTTCGGATGCTGAAGAATATGTTGGTTGCGACCCCAATCCAAACACATATTGTGAATACTATAAACAGATAGTAACTTATGAAAAACTTTTAGGTAATAAAGAACCTAAAATATATTCAGGACAAAAAACTGAAAGTACTCCACCATATATTATGATAGAAGGTAAAAAGAAAGTTACAATTTATAGATGTGGTGCAGAAGATTTACCATGGAATGAAATTAATAATGTTGATTGTGCATTTACAAGTCCGCCTTATTTTTCAACAGAAGAATATAATAAAGGTGGTGTAAGTGAAGAAGACCAATCATGGTTTAAATTCAATGAATATGAAAAGTGGCGTGATGATTTCTACTTACCAGTAGCACTAAATAGTCATAAGAGTTTATCAGATAATGGATTTCTATTTGTAAATATAATGGACCCAAAGATAAAAGGTAAAAGATATTTTAGTTGTGATGAGTTAGTTGATTCTTTATCAGACTATTTTATCGGTCAGATTGGCATGAGAATCATGCAAAGACCACAAGGTAATGCTAAGTTTAAAACAAAAGAAGAATTGCAAGAGTTTATGAATATGTTATTCATAGAAAATGTATGGTGCTTTCATTCAGTACATTCCGATTTAGATTTATTTAGACATTCAAGAGTAACCACACTTGACAATTTCTTCTAGGTGGTGTATAATGATGACAATTGAGGTAAAAGAATGAATGATTTTTTAAAAGATATAATAAAAGAAACAGGTAATGAATATGCCAGTCTAGCATCCGATGGTGTTATAGGTGGTGATGTCAGTAGTTTTATTGATACAGGTTCATACGCCTTTAACGCTTTATTATCAGGTAGTATATATGGTGGATTACCAAATAATAGAATAACAGCAATTGCAGGTGAGGCTGCAACAGGTAAAACTTTCTTTGCATTAGGTGTATGTAAAAGTTTTCTTGACATTGATAAGGACGCTGGTATAATTTATTTTGAATCAGAAAATGCTGTATCAAGAGATATGTTAGAACAAAGAGGCATAGATACAAAAAGAACAGTAGTTGTACCAGTTGCAACAGTACAAGAGTTTAGAACACAATCAATAAAAATTATTGACAAGTATTTAGAACAAGAAGAAAGTAAAAGAAAACCTATTATGTTTGTACTTGATTCTCTAGGTATGTTATCTACTACAAAAGAAATGACTGATACTGCTGAAGGTAAAGAAACAAGAGATATGACTAGAAGTCAAATAGTTAAATCTACATTTAGAGTATTAACTTTAAAACTAGGTCAGGCAAATGTGCCAATGATTATGACTAATCATACTTATGATGTGATTGGTTCTATGTTCCCACAAAAAGAAATGGGTGGTGGTTCTGGTCTTAAATATGCAGCTTCAAGTATTGTATATCTAGGTAAAAGAAAAGAAAAAGATGGCACAGAAGTTGTCGGTAATATAATTCGTTGTAAAAATTACAAGTCTAGAATTACAAAAGAAAATGAACAAGTAGATGTTAGACTATCATATAAAACAGGTCTAGATAAATACTATGGTCTTTTAGAATTAGCAGAAGAATGTGGCTTGTTTAAAAAAGTATCAACAAGATATGAATTACCAGACGGCAACAAACAATATGCAAAAACAATAAATAATGAACCTGAAAAATATTTCAAAAAAGAAGTATTAGAGAAGATTGATGAGTACACAAAAAGAAAATTCACCTACGGAATTGAAGACTAAACCGTATACCTTTGCACAAAGACAAGAAGATGATTATACTTGTATAAAACTTACAGAGGGTAAGTATGCAGAAGTTATCTTTAAGTATGGCAATGTTGGTTTTAAAGAAGTAGAAGATTCAGAAAAACTTTCAGTAATATTTGATTATAATATTCTAAAAAATCCTAAAGATGTAGACATTGATGAACAAGAGTTTATCGACCATATAGGTGATATATTAATTGATTTAGTAGAAGAACAATTAGCAACAGGTAAACTTGATTTAAAAATAGAGGATGTAAATGAGTGATAGAGTAGAGAGAATTATATTAAGAAATTTATTTTTCAATGAAGATTTCACAAGAAAGGTTTTACCTTTTATCAAATCAGAGTTTTTTACTAATCAAAATGAATCTAATTTGTTTGGCGAAGTATCTAACTTTGTACATAAGTATAAAAATCTACCAACAAAAGAAACAATTAATGTAGAATTAACTAAAAGAAAAGATTTAAGAGAAGATGAATTATCTCAAATTAAAACGATAATTGATGGTCTTAAACATGAAGAAGTAGAATTACAATGGTTGTTAGATACAACTGAAAAGTTTTGTAAAGACCGTGCTGTACACAATGCAGTCTTACAAGGTATTCAAATTCTAGATGGTAAAGATAAGAAACAAAATCCAGAGGCGATACCTCAAATTTTATCAGAGGCACTTGCAGTATCTTTTGACAATCATGTCGGTCATGATTATGTTGAAGACGCTGAATCAAGATTTGATTTCTATCATAAAAGAGAAAAAAGATTTAAGTTTGACTTAGATTACTTTAACAAGATTACTAAAGGTGGTGTGCCAAGTAAAACACTTAACATTGCCCTCGCAGGTACCGGTGTCGGTAAATCATTATTCATGTGTCATGCAGCCTCAAATTGGTTGTTACAAGGTAAAAATGTTTTATACATTACTCTTGAAATGGCAGAAGAAAGAATTGCAGAAAGAGTAGACGCCAATCTTATGGATGTTACAATAGATGATTTACATGTCATGCCAAAATCTATGTATGATAGTAAAATGTCTAAACTACAAAACAAGACAGTCGGTAAATTAATCATCAAAGAATATCCTACTGCTTCTGCTCATAGTGGTCATTTCAGAGCATTACTAAATGAATTATCATTAAAGAAAACTTTTAAACCAGATGTAGTATTCATAGATTATCTTAACATATGTGCTAGTAGTAGATTTAAAGGTGGTAACATATCATCATACTTTTATATAAAGGCAATTGCTGAGGAGTTAAGAGGACTTGCAGTTGAATTTGATATGCCTATATTCTCTGCTACTCAAACAACAAGAAGTGGTTTTACAGCAACAGATATAGGTTTAGAAGATACGGCAGAATCATTTGGTTTACCTGCAACAGCAGACTTCATGTTTGCTCTAATATCTAATGATGAGTTAGAACAATTAGGTCAATTAAAAGTCAAACAATTAAAGAACAGATTCGGCGACCCAAGTATGAATCGTTCCTTTATAGTCGGTGTAGACCGTTCCAAAATGAGATTATTTGATGTAGAAGCCTCTGCACAAAATATCGTTGATAGTAATCAATCAGAAGATAATTCTGATGACCAGATAACACCGGAAGGTGCTTATGAGAAGTTCTCTGATTTCAAGTTATAGCTTGACATATTTTTTCCTTCCTGTAATATGGTGTTATAAATAGTTAAAAGGCGAGGAATTATGGCAGAATTAACAATAGAAGATTTTGACAATAGAGAATTTAGATTCGATATAGTTATGAAAAAAATAGATAGCAAGACCCCATTTGATATGGAGGATGGAAGCTCAGAAGTTTTAATGTTTAATGAAGACAGGCATGGTACTGATAT